TCAGGAAGGACGAGCGTTGGCAGTACACGAAGCAGGCGAACAGCATGGCTGACGGTCTCGCTGCCGACATCCTGACCATGTTCGGGTTTGTGGGGTAGGGATGGCTGATTCAAGAAAGCCCAAGAAGCCGGGTGACAAGAAGCCACCAAGTGGCGGCCCTAATCCAAACAAGCCGGGTACTGGCTCAGGCTCTGGTCCGTTCCCGTGGAGCAATACCCCTAAGCCCGGTAACCCTCCCAAGGCGACTCCACGACCTGGCTTTGCGTGGAAGTGGAACGGTCAGGCGTGGATTGAGACTCGCCTGACGAAGGATGAGCGTCCTACCCAGACTCTGCCTGAGGGTTACGAGTGGGTGTGGGATGACGCTACTGGTTGGGGTTTCCGGCAGATCAATCCCAATCCTGGTGATAGTGGGACTGGGACGGGTGGCGATGACACTCGCCCACCCGCGCCGGGTGTTGCTTGGATTTGGAACGGTACTAGCTGGGTGCAGCCCCCCAAGCCCGCGGGGGACTACGTCTGGAACGACAACACCGGCTGGGTTGAAGATACTCAAAAGAAGGCCCAGAGGCAGTCAGCCAGGGAGACCTTGCAGTCTTGGTTCGAGGCGTACGGAATTGACGACACGTCGACTCAAGGTGGCCAGTCGCTCTCGTCCCTTATCTACGGATGGGTTGAGGGCGACAAGTCCATGGACTGGATCAAACTCGAACTCCGTAAGACAGACCAGTACAAGGCCAGGTTCCCTGGCATGGACGCGCTGTCCAAGAAGGGCATGGCCATTTCTGAAGCTGAGTACATCAGTAATGAACGCGCCTACCTTCAGGTGCTCTCAGCCGCAGGCTTCGAGAAGATCTATGGCACTCGATCGAACTATGCAAGCTTCATGACCTCCGAGGTCAGCCCGCAAGAGCTGGCCTCGCGAGTGCAAATGGCCAAAGACTACGTCAACATGGCGGCTCCAGCATCCGTCAAGGAGCAGCTCCGCACCCTGTACGGCATGACCAATGACGAGATGGCTGCCTACATGCTCGACACGAGCGAAGGCAAGAAGCAGTCTCTTGCCGCACTGGAATCTGAGTACACCCGCAGGGTTTCTCAGGCGAACGTTAGTGGCGCGGCACAAGATGTTGGACTTGGTCTGTCTACCCCATTGCGCGATCAGATTGCGTCGATGGGTTACGACTACAACCGCTCGGCTGCTGGCCTATCGCAGGTCAGGACGGAGCAGGACCCCTATCGCAGGCTCGGACAGCTCTACGGAGTGCAGACCAGTACCGACGAATTGGTCCAGGAGACCTTCGGTCTTGGTGGTGGGGCCGAAGCCACTACCAAGAAACGCAAGCTTGCCAGTCGGGAACGAGCAGCATTTGCTGGCTCGTCCGCGCTGGGCCAGTCCAGCCTGTCTGCCAATCGCATTGGCCAGGTGTAGGGCTCGGGGGTGAACGGATAGAGGGACTGTAGAGCCTCACGAAGGCAGCAGACCCAACCTGGGTTCGATTCCCAGCACCTCCACTCCGCAGCAGGATCGATCGGCCCCTGCGCGCGTATTGAGTCCGATAGTCACACATCCCCAACCACTACCCCGGTGGGTCTGGGCGCTCGTGACGAAACCCCGAACCGGGGTCTACACAAGGGAGATACACCATGGCTCAGGATGATCTGGACTTTCTGCTCGACGATGACGCCGAGGAGACCAGTCTTCCCAAGAAGCTGAGAAACAAGATCGACGACTTGTCGTCCAAGCTCAAGGAGCTTTCGGAGGAGAACGCCAGTCTCAAGGCCAGCCAGCGCAAGGCGAATCTGAATCAGATTCTTCAGGACAACGGCTTCAGCCCGAAGGTGGCGAACTTCATGCCAGCCGATCTCGAGCTCACAGAAGATGCAATCAAATCTTGGCTGGACGAGAACGGCGATGTGTTCTCAGGGGCACGCCTGAGCGAGGCGGACATGGAAACTCGGCAGACGTCGGCACCGCCGACTGCACCCGACTCCCAGGTCCGCATGGAAATGGCGGAGATTGGGCCAGAGTCAACCATAACGGTCCCCGCCGATCTGGAGGCGCGAATCTCAAGCGCCAAGACGATGGATGAGCTCATGGCCGTCCTTCGCTCCGCATAACTCACTCGCCAATACCAAGGAGGTAAGGGATGGCTGACGTCCCCACCACAACTGGTGTATTGACGAACCTTGTCAAGACGGCCTTCTCCAAGGTCGTTGACATGCAGCTCTGGACGGAGCCCATGTTCCGTCGCTTCGCTTCGGTGGAGTACACAGATCTGACCAACCCCGGTTCGTCAATCACCAAGTACATCCACGCCGACCTGGCCAACGCCACGTCGACGCTGGCAGAAACGACCGACCCGGACGCGGTGGCCCTGGCCAACCCGTCCTCGGTCTCCATCACCCTGAACGAGTACGGCAACGCGACGATCTCGACGCTGCGCCTTCGCCAGTTCTCACTGAGCAACATTGACGTTGCCCAGGCCGAGCTGGTGTCCCGCAACCTGCGGAACTCGCTCGACTCACTGGTGCTTGGCGTTCTTCGCCAGGGCACCAACGTCGTCTACTCGAATGCGGGCAATGTGGACACCACTGGCCCGACCAACACGGTCGGTGCCACAGACGTCTTCAGCTCCAAGCTCGTTCGCTACTCGGTCGCCAAGATGCGTGGTCGTGCAGCTCTCGAGTTCGATGATGGCTACTTCATTGGCTTCATCCATCCGGATGTTAGCCATGACCTTCGCGCCGAGACTGGTGTCGCGAATTGGCGCGATCCGCACGTCTACAACGGCACTGGCACTGACCTCATCTGGAAGGGTGAGATCGGTGTGTACGAGGGCGTCAAGTGGATTGAGACGCCGCGTACCTACAGCGCGAACGACGGTGCGTCGTCCGCGACTGTGCATCGCACTCTGATCATGGGCAAGGAAGCGCTTGCCGAGGCTGTGTCCATTGAGCCCGGTATTGTCGTTTCGCCCCAGATTGACCGATTCCGTCGCTTCATGACGGTCGGCTGGTACGGCCTGCTCGGCTGGTCCCGCTACCGCGAGGAGTGCCTCCAGCGCGTGGAGTCCATCGCGTCCATCTAGTCATCACGGCTGGCTCTCAGTCCCAACAGGATGTGTGGGACTGGGGGCGAGCTGTGATGCTCGAACCCACCACACTAAGGAGATACACGTGGCGAACGCTCTTTACCCGAAGGGCAAGGAGGGCATCCTCGATGGAACGATTGCCCTGAGCAGTGGCACTATCAAGGCTGCGCTTCTTCGGTCATACACTTACGGATCGGCCCATGAGGATTTGGCTGATATCACTGGCGCTGGTGGCACCATCGTCGCCTCATCCGGGGCTATCGGATCTAAGACCTTCACGTCCGGCGTCTTCGATGCTGCGGACGTGACGTGGACAGCGGTCGCCAATGGCGCCGCCTGTAACAACTTCGTCCTGTATCAGGACGGTGCGACCGATGCAGATCGCCGAGTGATCATGTTCGTGGATTCCTACACGAACCTTCCGGTCACCCCCAATGGTGGCGACATCACCATCGAGTGGGACAGCGGATCCAACAAGATCTTCTCCTGGTGATCTAGGTGGCTGGGGTTCTTGAGAGCCCAGTCTTTCCGCTAGGTCTACCAGACCCGAACCTCCGACTAATCGGTGTATCGCACACCAATACAGTCACATTCGGTTCCGGTGCGGTGGCAGCGCGGATCGGCCTGGGCGGCTCCGCGCTTACCGATACGCCAAGCTTTGGTGACGGCGTACTTTCCGTTGGCTCCGTCAGTCTCGTCGGCACAGGACTGATTGACGCTCCATCGCTTGGCGCCGGACAGATCACCTGGCCGCAGTCCCTGCCCGGAGCGGGGCTCGCTGACGCGGTGGACTTTGGGGTGGGCATTGCCACGATTGGTGGCATTACCGTTCTCGATGATGAGACCGACACGTTTCCGCCCGCATTTGGCATCGGCGCGGTCGCACCCGGACCCTTATTCCTGGCTGGGACTGGGATCCAGGACAGCCCATCCTTTGGCACTGGAACCATCGCGGTCGGTCCAGTCGATATCGTCGACGACGAGACCGACAACTTTCCCGTCACGTTCGGACAGGGTGTGGTCCATCCTGGAGTGCGCATTATCCCGGGAACTGGCCTGTCGGATCCGGCTGCCTTCGGGGCAGGGGCGATGCGTCCTGGCGAGCGAGTTGTTGTCGACAGTTCCAATGACAACTTCCCCCCCACGTTCGGTGACGGAGCGGTAGTCCCGGGCGCAGTGAAGCTAGACGGGTACGGCATCTGGCCCAACACCAAACTTGGTAGCGGGACGGTGCAGCCGACTCGCTACTACTTTGTTGGCCCTGAGCTGCGCTACGCCTTCGGGCGCAAGCACTCTCCCCTGTGGTGGGTGGAGAACGCGGAGGGGGTCACCGTGCTCCGTGAGAACGGTGTATGGAGAGAAACACTCGCCCCAACTGGGGACGAGATCGCTGCCGCTGAACGCGCCTACCGGGGCGGGTACCGCACCGAACTGACCGGGACGCAGAAGAACGAGCTAGTAGCTGCCGGGTATGGCAGCTACATCGAGGAGGACTGATGGCCTGTCGGTCAGGCTGCCCCACTAAAGATCACGCCACGTGGGGCGAGTGCGCTCGTTCAGCAAAGCTGAAGGTCGCCTACTGCGGTATTGGGGGTGGAGACGCCACCAAGCAGAAGCAGTGGGATAGAGAGCTTGACTCCTACAAGTCGGCTCGAAGCCAGGGCATCCAACCCCGATCCACTAAGAAGTACGACATCGATGCAGCCGTCCAGGTCTCCGACCTGACTGGCTCGGCATTCCAGGCGGTGTGACATGACGACATTCGCCCAGACTATCGACGAGGTGCTCGCAAACCTTCGCGGTTACGTTCGTGACCAGGAGCTATCCACTCACCTAACGTCAGGGATCAATTCGACAGCTACGTCCATGGTGGTCAATGACGCCACCGTTCTCTCTCGCGGAAGGGCTGAGATCGGGTCTGAGCTGGTCTGGATTGACTCGGTAAATCGGACTACGAACACGGCGACTATCGCCCCCTACGGGCGAGGCATGGATGGCACGACTGCCGCTGCCCACTCGACCAATGACCGAGTCATCTACCAGCCGCTTTTCCCGCGCTATGCGGTAGCTAGGGCCATCAATGACACCCTGCGCTCGGTGACGGGAACACTATTTGGAGTGGCATCAACCACCCTGACGGCAAATGCTGCTTACACGACCTACGCCCTTCCGTCCAACACGGAGGGTGTCTATGAAGTGACATGGCAAATTGTTGGCCCAACTAGGGAGTGGCAAGGGATTCGGAGATGGAAGTTCAATTCCAATCCCAACACCACGACCTGGCCTACAGGTAAGACGATTGACATCTTCGAAGATGTGACTCCTGGGCGTACCATCAATGTCTCCTACCGCAAGCAGGTTGGAATCATGTCATCCGAGTCTGACGTCTACACGACAGCCACGGGACTCCAGGAGCGCACGCGCGATTGCATTGCCCTGGGCGCCACCTATCGCCTGCTGTCTGCTGTGGACATGGGCTTGATCGCCACCAGGGCAATCGAGGCAAACACGATGGACTCCAAGATCGCACCAGGCGCCGGACAGACCGCAGCTCGGTTCATGTTCCAGCTCTTCCAGGCTCGCCTCGCAGAGGAGCGAGCCTGGCTACTCGATGAATACCCGGCACAAACCCACTACACGAGGTAGGCCATGCCACGTCGCTATTACAGCTCGACAGCGGTCGAGACAACCCTGACATCCAACGTGTCCAACTCGGCCACGACCCTGCCCGTGGCCTCAACCTCGGGGTTTCCGGGCAGTACGCCATACACGCTCATCCTAGATGAGGGCACGGTCAACGAAGAGATCGTGACCGTGACTGGGGTGGCGTCACTAAACCTGACGGCCACCCGCGGCGTGGATGGGACCACTGCTGTGTCCCACTCTAATGGGGCAACCGTCAAGCATGGTGTGTCAGCTCGTGATTTCGATGAGACGAACTCACACGTTAATGACAACTCTACGGACGTTCATACGCAGTATGTCACTAAAGCCCTAGTTAGCGGCAAGGGTTCACTAATCGCGGCCACCGCTAATGACACCCCCGCTGACCTGCCTGTTGGCTCTAACGGCTTCCTGCTCACGGCTGACTCTGGCGAGAGCACGGGCCTGGTCTGGCGTGGCTCCCCCGAGGTCATCGGGATCGCTGTCTCTGACGAGGAGACGGCCCTGACGACGGGCACGGCCAAGGTCACGTTCCGTATGCCTTTCGCGATGACTGTCACGGCGGTACGGGCCTCCCTGACCACGGCGTCTACGTCGGGGAATCCCACCTTTGACATCAACGAGGGCGGGACCTCGATCCTTGGTGCGAATAAACTCAGCATTGACGCCAACGAAAAGACCTCGACGACGGCTGCGACCGCTACCTCGATTAGTGACAGCGCCCTTGCTGATGATGCCGAGATCACGATTGACATCGACACGGCGGGTACGGGCGCTAAGGGCGCGAAGGTGTACCTGATTGGGCGGCGTGCCTGATGTTCTTTATCAATCCGTTCATTTATGCGGGTGGTGGTGATTTTGAGTCGATTGCCACGGTGACGGTGGGCAGCGGCGGGGCGGCGTCGGTGGAGTTTACGTCGATCAGCGGCTCGTACCAGCATCTACAGGTGCGCTATGTCACGCGATGCGCTGGGTCAACGGGTAACCGCGTAAACCTCAACATAAATGGCGACACGACCAATAGTGCCTATTGGCACAGCCTGTACGGGACGGGCTCAAGTGCTGCCGCCTACACGATTTCCACGGCGTACATACAGGTGGGCTCAATGCCTGTCAGTACCGATACCGCAAGTGTCTTTGGCGTTGGCGTCATTGACATTCTTGACTATGCCAGCGCGAGCAAGAATCGTGTGGTGAGGTCATTTGCGGGTCACGACCTCAATGGGTCGGGGCTAGTGCTCATCAACTCCGGTGCCCGTTACAACACGGATGCGGTGACGTCGCTCAAGTTCACCACGAATACGGCCCAAGACTTTGCCCAGCACACGACCTTTGCCCTGTACGGGGTGAAGGCCCCATGACGCTAACGACACAGTTCACGACAGGGGGCGATGATGCCTAGGACGTATGAGCCCATCGCCTCGACGACTCTGGGCACTTCAGCGACTTCCGTGACTCTGAGTTCCATCCCTGGCACTTTCACCGACTTGATTTTGATTCCTGCCGCAACCCTTGGCTCATTCGCTTCATTTGAGATTCGAGTGAACGGCGATACTGGATCGAACTATTCGTACACCTATCTTTATGGAAACGGGACCATTACAGGGTCAGCACGCGCCGACAACATGACGATCATAAACACCGTTATCCAAGGCACGCCGGGTCCAGTTATCGGTCAACTCCATTTCATGTCCTACGCAAACACTAGCGTTTTCAAGACGATTCTAATGTCGGGCGGGGCGGCAAGCCACATCGCTACGCGGACTGTCGGGCTGTGGCGTTCAACGTCTGCCATTACCTCAATCACAATTTCTAGCGCAGCGACGATGGCCTCCGGCTCGACGTTCAGCCTCTACGGAATCAAGGCGGCGTGATGTCACTAACCCATGAATTGCGAACGGGGGGCCGCTGATGCCGACGACCATGAAACTGATTAGTAAGCAGGTACTCGGCAGCAATACCGCCACCGTCACCTTCTCCTCAATCCCTGGCACTTACACAGACCTGTACCTCGTCATCTCCGGTCGCACTACAAGCACGGGCGGCAATGGCGACGACGTAAAGACCACCTTCAACAGTAGCGCCACGGGCTACAGCAACCGACGCCTCTACGGATCGGGCGTGGTCACGGGGTCCGACTCCAATTTTGGCGGGACCACTTACATGCGCCTTGGCGCTGTGTGCGACAACGGCTCTACGTCCAGCACCTTCGGCTCATTTGAGATGTATGTGCCCAACTACGCCGGAAGCACCAATAAGTCGGTGTCGGCCTTAGGCGCTCAAGAGGACAACGAAACGACGGCCTACATCATCGCATCGGCAGGACTTTGGTCAAACACCGCCGCCATTACGTCGATTGAGTTGTCTCCCGGTTCTGGCAATAACTGGATGACTGACTCGTCTTTCTTCCTCTTCGGCATTTCCAAGTAAGGAGCCTCATGTCTGACACACCCATCGCCGTGATCGTGGACTGCACGGACGGCACCGTGACCGAGCGACCCCTCACGCCTGAGGAGATCGCCCAACGTGAGGCTGACGCCGCTGCCGCTGCCGCTGCGGAGGCCGAGCGGCAGGCTGCCGAGGAGGCCAAGGCCGCCGCTAAGGCGTCGGCTGTCGCCAAGCTTGCTGCCCTGGGCTTGACCGAGGAAGAAGCCGCCGCCCTAGTCGGGGCGTGAACCTAGGGATTAACGCCACCC